GGGCGGTATGGGCGGGTTCTTCGCGTCGGTCGACGACCCCGACGACGTCGACGGCGTGATTCGAACGAAGTCGTACGCCAAAGAAATACCCGACGCGGTCTTAGACGAAATATCGATCGACCGGTTCATTCCGCCGGAATCGGTCGCCGACGAATGCCGCCGGGGGTTAGAACTAATCGACGAACACGGTCGGGATACGGCAAGCGGCGGAACACGCGAAGCGGTAGCCCGTGCCCGTCAAATCGTCGACCACTATGAATCGGGCGAACCGCTAATCGGAACGAACGACGACGGCGTTCCGTACGTCGTCGAAATAGCGAACTTTTTCGCCCGGCACCGGGCACAAGGAAACCACGAATTCGACGACGAAGAACACGACCACCGGTACGAAGACCCCGGTTGGTTAGCCGACAAGTTGTGGGGCGGCGACCCCGGCTTCGATTGGGCGACCGCCCTTGCGGAACGAATCGACGAAGTCGAAAGCGAACTTATCGAATCGGCGGGCGGGTCGGTAAAAGCGAATAGCGACGACGTCGCCGACACCGTCGTCGCACGCCTTTCCGACGACGAATGGGCGTCGTACGACCGTGCCTTGTTAGAAGCACATGCGACGCAAATACAACCCGATAGCGTCGACGATATCGAAAAGCGGGCGTGGGACCGCGACGACGAAGTGCCCGAATACGTACGCGAAGGCGTCATAGAAGCGATCGACCGGGGTGCGATATTCGAACGTATCCAATCGGTGCCGGGCACGCTTCGGGAAACGTTAGAAGATATCTTGCGGGATTCGCTTACCCAATCGCAAGGGTGGTCGTTAGATTCAATCGTCGACCGGCTTTCCAACGCGTTCCCCGGCGTCAACACCGACGACCTTGAAACGGTCGCCCGCACCGAAACGACGTCGGTGCTTAACGAAGCCCGCGAAGTCGGGTACGAATCCCGCGACGACGCCGACCGGTTCCGGTACTATTGGCAAGGGTCGGAAGATAGCCGCACGACACAATGTTGTATGGACATTATGATAGCGACGGGGTCGGCGTCGGGAACGCCCGAAACCAACTTTTCGGAAGTGCCGGGCGAAGCCGTCGATATGACGACGCTAAAGCGGCTTGAACGGGAAGCAAGCGATTACCACTTCCCCGACCTTCAATTCCGCGAACACGTGCCGCATATCAATTGTCGGAAGACCTTCGTGCGTGACGCTTCCGCCGATATAGATATCGACGTCGACGTGCCGGGGCACGAAGAATTCAACGAAGAATTTTCGAAGGCGGGGTGTACGTGCGACCACGACGACCCGGTCGTGTACGACGACGTCGTCGGTCGGATTCGGAAGTATGTCGATAGCCGGTCGTCGCGGGAACGGCAAATCGAACAAGCGTTAGGCGAAAGTATCGTACAAGTCCTTCGCCGGGCGTTCGACGAATCGGGCGGCACGGTCGAAGGGGCGAAGCGGGCGATTAACCGACGGCTTGAAGCGTCACCGTCGTACGACCACGACGCCGACGGCTTGCTATCGAAGCCGACGCTATACAACTACCGGGATAAATACGAATCCCGTATCGACGACGTCGCCGGGTAGCCGACACGCTTTTACTACCGTCGGAGATATGCTAATTCGGGCGACGGCGGGGGCGACGCTTATGTGTGTCGCACCAATCCCGCCCCCGTCGCCGTTCCCGAAATGTCGCCGACGTCGGTGTCGCTTCCCTTGCGGTGTACGGGGCACACGGTTCCCCCCACCTTTCCGAATACTGTTTACCCGATAGCGACCGCCGTGGGCGGTAAACGGTCAATTACACGTAAAGGGTATCGTCTTTAATGGGTACCTTGTAGGGTCGACGAATGGGAACACGAAACCGCGTAAGCAAGCCGTTCGCGGGATACGCCGACCACGACGCTTGCGTACGGGATAATAAAGACAAAGAAGACCCCGACGCGTTTTGTGCGTGGTTAGCCGAACAAGCGAAAGACGCCCTTTCCGACCCGAATGCCGAACAAGTGCTTACCGAACTAACCACCGAATTCGTGTCGTCGGTCGACCGACCGGCACAAGATTCGGAATGGTTAATCTTCAAAGACGCCGACACGCCCCGGCAAAAGGCGGCGGAAGCCGAACGCCCGTACGTCTTCCCCAAAGGCGGGGAACCGTGCGGTCGGGCGGCGAAGGGCGAAGACCCGTGCGAAGACGGGTGGGTAATGGTCGGCACGAAGCCCGCCGACGACGGTTCGGGCGAAGTGCCGAATTGTGTGCCGGAAGACGAAGTCGACGACCCGCCGAATATCGAATCGGAACGGGCGGGGCTTCCCGACGACTTCGACGCCGACGAATGGCGGTCGAAGCAAGTAGGGAAAGCCGCCGACGTCGACGTACGTGCGGAAAACGAAGACGGCGAACGGCAAATCGCATACGCCGCCGTGCTTATTCCAAACGCGGTCGATAAGCAAGGCGACGTTATCCCGCCGTACGTCGTCGAACGGTCGGCACACGAATACATGGCGGAATACCGGAAGATGGATTCCGACCACGACTTGAACGACGGGGCGGGCGTTCCCGTCGAAAGTTGGATTCTTAAAGACGAACAAGAATTCGACACACCCGACGGGGGAACCATCACGTACCCCGAAGGTACGTGGGTAATCGGCAAGCGATTCGTCGACGACGAATGGGAACGCGTGAAAGCGGGCGAACTTACCGGGTTTTCGATTTACGGCGGGGCACAAGCCGTCGAAGTCGAAGACCTTGTCGACGAAATGAAAGCGACCAATCGGCAAGTGAAGGGCGTCGACGCGACGGGAACGTACACGAATGAAACTATGAAGCAAGCAATACAAGCCGCGTTACGGTCGGATACGCCGCACGCTACGTTCGTCGACCGCGTTCAAGACGGAATTAGCAAGGCGGAAATGCCCGACGAAGACGCGGCTATGGTCGTCGATATGCTTCGGGAATCCGCGTCGATGCTTGAGCAAAGTATGGGCGACGACATGGGCGGGGGCGACCCGCCCGTACCCGAAGACGAAGGCGACGACGACGAAGTCGAAGAATCGAACAAGAACCAACCCAACAACACGAACGAACCTATGGCAAACGAAAACGGAAACGGTGGCGGCGACGACGCCGTCGCCGACGGTATCGACGAACTAAAGAGTATGGTAAAAGGCGTCGACGAAAAGGTCGACGACTTCGACGACCGGCTTACGGAAGTCGAAGCCGAAGTCGACGCTCTAAAGTCGGCGGTCGACGGCGACGTCGATAACGACCGTATGGATACGGGCGACGTCGACGACGACGTGCCGGAAAACGAACGAATGAAGTCGGTCGCAAAGAACGCCGCACAAGAAGCGGTCGCGGCGGTCGCGGGCGTCGACGAATCCGACGACCCCAAAGTCGTTCGGAAGGGCCTTCGGGAACAAGTCGGGGGCGACGCCCCCGCGTACGACGGCGACCTTCCGCAAGAAGACTATTCCGGCGTCGTCGACGACGCGAACGACACCGGGGTTTCGAAGTCGGAAGCCGGCGGGACGAATGGTAACAAGCGGCTTGTGGGGGGTGACGACTAATGCGTCGTGACTACCCGAACACGTCGACCCAATCGACGACCGCACGTGCGTCGACGTCGCGTCGCGGAACCATTAGCAAGAAGGAACAAACGGAAGCACACGAAGCGGCGTTCGGGTCCTTTATGGAAGACGTCGCGGAAAAGACGGAACTACCGGGCGACGAAGTCCTTTACGCCGACCCTATGGGATTCAAGACGGGCGGCACCCCGGTCGACCTTCGGAAGTCGATGTATTCCGAAGTGTGGGGTGCGGCGTTTTCGGCGTTCAACGAAGAAATTCGCAAGGGGGCTTCGATTTGGAACGCCGCCGAAAAGGTGTCGAAGGCTATCGGTCGGGCTTCGTTTAGCCTTCCGATTTTCGTGTCGCCCGACGTGACGATTACCGACGAACGGCAAACGCCGTTCGCCGATATGGTCGCCCGCGTCGCTATTCAAGAAGACACCTACAAGGTCGACGAACAAACCGACCACGGCGAATCGGAACAATTCAACGAACCCGGAACCGCCGGGGGCACACGGGAAACGTGGCCGGAAAACGACGACACGTTCGACACCCACACGTACAACGTGTACGCGTACGGTCGTCAAACGTCCGTCACCGACTTCTTACAACTTTCCGCCCAAACCCTTCGGTCGTCGCAAGCGATTACGGAGGAAGCCCTTATGCGGTCGCAACGGTTCTATGAGGAAAATCAAGCGATTCGCGGGAACGGTAACGCGACCGACTTTAGCGGCTTCGACACGAACGGGTACCCCGGTCTTCCCGACCTTGTTCGTGACGAAGGGAACCAACTAATCGACGGGGGCGGTGCAATCGCGTCGACCGGAATGGTTCGGGATAACGTCGAATTCCTTCGGCGTCGCGGTGCCCAATACGACGATATCGTAAGTATGGTCGATCACAAGTCGTTCGGCGACTTGAAAGACGACGTCGACGACGTGCTTCGGTACCAATCGCCGGGTGACGAACTTAACTTCGGGTTCCAAGCCTTGAATATCGACGGCACGCCGGTCGTCGAAACCCACGGGTGCCCGAATGTCGACAATAACCGTCTTCTTGTGACGGTCGATATGTCGGAAGTCGCTATGCCTATGCTTCAAGACGCGACGCTTCACCCGTTAGCCCGTACCGCACCGGAAGAAGACGTCGCGGTCGATTCGTACGGCACGCTTGCCGCGTCTTCGACCGAACGCATTCGGTACAACTACAACTTAGCATAGAACTATGGGAACCCTCAAACGAAGTCGGTTCGACCCGACGCACGATAACGACGAAGGCGACGTCGACGTGTACGAAGTCACGACGGCGGGCGGTTCGACGACGCTTACGTACGACGAACCGTTCGACGAAGCCCCCGCCCTTATCGTATCCGGCGAATCGGGCGACGCGGGGTGGTCGGCACGCGGGGCGTCGCAAGCGACGATTACCGGCACCGCCGACGACACCGTCTTCGTCGTCGCTATCGGCCCGCGTTCGTAATCGGCGACCCAAACCCACGCTTTTCTTTGTAGCGTTCCGGTACACTTATGTATACCCCGACGTATGTTAGGGTATGGTGCGACACACCGACGCCGCCGACGACGAATCGACCACGACCGACCGTACCGCTATCGCCGACGCCGCCGTCTTGCTATCCGACCGCGACGCGTCGACGAAAGACCCCGTTAAAATGGCGTTCGCCGAAGCGTCGAACGACGAAGACACCGCTTCCGTTCGGTTCATAGCCGACCGCGACGGCGGCGTGTCGTTCGACATTTCGCCCGCGTCGCTTTACGAAGACGCGTACCGCCCCGACCACATTATCGCCGAACACTTCGAAGTCGAAGCGGCTATCGCCGACGCGCTTGAAGTGCTTCGGGAAGACGCCGACCTTCGGGCCGTTCGGGAAGGTCGGGTCGGTGCGTTCCGGTTCGACCGCGAAACGGGCGACGTCGCGGCTATCGCCCTATACGGCGTCGACGTCGACGACGAAGACGCGACGAAGGCACGTATGCGGGCGTGCTTCGAAGACGACGACTAACGCCGACCGCTTCTTTTCGCCGCGAATCACTAAGTGCCCGCACCGGGTACCGACGTGTATGTCGACCACGCCTTCGCGTTCCGAACTAATCGACGACGACGTCGTGTATGCGACGGGGAACGACGTGTTTACGCATATCCGAAACAAGCGGTTCCCCGACCTTCCCGACACCCCCGCCAACGTCGGGGCGAACCACCCCGGCGTGTTGACGAAGGAACAAGTCGTCGACCTAATCGCCCGGTTTAGCGAACGGGCCGACAAGACGACTAAGCGGGCGTGGCGGGAACGCCGCGTCGAAGATTATGAAGCCCGCGTAAAGTTTTCCCACCAGCTAAAGCGGGGCCGTCACCGCCGCCGAAGCCGACGTGCCGGATTGGGGAACACGACCCGTCGGCACACGTCGTCGGGCCGGCGGGGAATGGCGACGTTAGTTCATAACGACGTAATCGACGTCGAAAAGGTCGAAGTCTTGAACCCGCGAAGCGTCGACGATATCACGAACGACGAAGGGCGGGAAGACGGCACCTATATCGTCGACAAGCGAAAGGGGATCATTCGCCCGAACGTGACGCTATTTGTTCCCGTCGGCACCGCCGCCGGTCGCGGTCGGGATATCGAAAACGCCCGAATCCGGGTTACGTACACGTACGGGGCCGACGCCCCGCCCGACGACACCGTGCCCGACCTTGTCGGCGATTACAAGTTATCGACCGCCGTTCCGCCCGACGTACGCGACGCCGTCGCCCTAATGACGGCGGCACGGCTAATCGGGTCCGACCAATACGGCGAACTTACCCCGAATCAATCGGGCGATTCGCCGTCGTTATCCGACGCGGCAAGCACCTTCCGAAGCGAAGCCGAAGACACACTTACCGAATACAAGCGGCTATAATTATGTCGGGGGCAAACGTTACAATCGAATTCGACGCCGATAAAATCGACCAACTATTCGAAAACCTTCAAGTCGTCGCAAAGGTCGGGTACACGGCGGATTATGCGGGATACGTCGAATTCCCGACGTCGTACGCGGGCACGTCGCCGCCGTTCGAACCGCTTCGGGAATGGGTCGGTCGGAAGTGGGGCGACTTAGACGGCGGCTTGAAGCGAATACCGTTAGACGGGAACCCGAACCTATCGGCGAATTCCGACGAACACAAAGACGCCGTCGCGTGGGTCGTCGTTATGTCGATAGCCGACACCGGCACCGACGGGGTGTTTATGCTTCGACGCGGCTTCGAAGCCGCGAAGCAAGCGGCAAGCCAATTCGCCGAAGCGTACGCCGGGTCGGACGATATCGACGCCGCCCGGAAGATATTCGAAGACACCTTTGACTTCGCCTTTCAAACGTCGCAAGATATCGTCGCCGACGAAGCAAGCGACGAAGGGAACTTGTTACAATCGGGCTTCGTCTTCGTTAGCCGGGCCGGTGATACTACATATTCCGAAGGTGACGCCTAACTATGAGCCAACCGGAAACCAATATGTCGGAACGCTTGAAGACGTTAATCGACGACGAATGGGATTCGGGCTTAGTCGACCGCGACCGCTTGATAATCGACAAGTCGGATAATATCGGGAAGGGTCGGGATTTGGCGACGTACGACTATATCGAATTTAGCCTTACGTCGCCGTTAGGTATCGAATATTCGGATTTGTTTATGTCGACCCAAAACATAGACGCCGCCGTCTTCGTCGAATTGAAAGCGTCGAACGAAGACCGACGCGACGCCTTGTTTACCGAATTCCGCCGGATAATCGAACGGCACCGAAAGCGACCCGACACGCCGGGCGATTACGACCGAATGGTGTTTCAAGATATCACGCCGTTAGACGACGACGCCTTCGGTGCGTACGTTCACGAAGTCGCTATCGGCTTCGTCGCCCGGTCGCGTGACGTCGGGGTATAGTCTTGTAGCATACCGGTACACTTATGTAGCCCCCGACTAATGATAGTGTATGGTGCGACACACCGACGCCGACGGAAGTACCGAAGACGTGAACGACGCGACGCGGTTCGTTCACACGTCAATTAACGGTCGCAAGCGGGTCGCCGAACACGACGTCGTCGACGACGCAAGCGACCACCATACCGCCGACAACTTCGACGACGCGGGTATGTACGTCGGCGACGAACCCGTGTTCGCGGTCGTTCGATTCACCGTCGACGCCGACGCCGCCGCGTACGAAGTCTTCGACGCGGTCGACGAACTTGCCGACGACGGGTGGGAAGTCGAACGCGTTTCGACGCGTGCGTCGTTCACGGCCCCGGTCGACACGTCGGGGGCGTTCGACCAACCCGCCGGGTCGCCGCCGGAAGACGAAGCCGCGAAGAATCACCGAACCGAATTCGTCGCCCGGAAGCGCGTCGACGATAACTAACGACGACGGCTTCTTTTCCGGTAGCGAACTACTAAGGCGACCGACGCGGTACCGACGGGTATGTCGACCGGCACGTATCCGTTCGTTCGTCACGACGCACAAATCGCCGTCGGGAAGGAAACCGACCACGGCGTCGCGGTGACGCCCGACCGAACATTAGGGAAAATCGTCGAAGCGGGCGATATGCCCGACCCCGAAGTCGAATGGCAAGAAGAACGGAATATCGACAATCAGGGGCGGGAACTATCGAACAAGGAACCGGGTCGGAACACGTACGACGGCGGGTCGCTTACCGTGCTTCCCGTCGACGCGTACCCCTTCGAAGTCTTCTTAGGGCAAGACGCCGGGGCGAACGGGGCCGACCCGAACGTAATCGAAGTCGCAAACGACCCGCTTCCGCGAACGCTTACCGTCGAAGCGACGTATTACGGTGCCGGAAGCGACGACGACTTCGTTCGAACGTTCAACGGGAACGCCGTTAACACCGGCACGGTGTCGGTCGATAACGAAAGCCGGTTACAAATCGCCTTAGACTTTCAGGCACAAGGCGTAACGACCGGCACTTCCCCGACCGACATTTCGGGGAACGAAGCGACCGGCGACGTGTTTCTGTTTCACGACGCCGATTCGTTCCTTTCGTTACACGGCACCGATTACGCCCGTGTAACCGACTTCGAATGGGAACTTTCGAACAATCTTAACCCCCGCTACTATATCCAACCGAACGCCCCCGAAGACCCGTACGAAGTCCATTACGGGAACGCCGGGCACGCTATCACGGCGACGGTCGAACCGTCGGATTCGTCGCTTTTCGATTCGCTTGTCGGTCGTGACGACGCGGGCGACGCGTCGATATCGTTCACGAACGCGGCGGGTGACACGGTCGCGTTCGAATTCCGAAACGTCGGGCTTACCACGGCCCCGCATTCGTTCCCCGACGAAGGCGTGCCGGAAGTCGGCGTCGAACTTGTGCCCGACCGTGGGTGGGTCGAATACACGTCGGCGTAAGGCCCCACGTACGCCGTGCGACGTCGCGTCGTCGACCGCGACCAATCGGTCGGGTACGTGCCCCGGTCGCTTGTGGTGCCGCACACGCCCGTCTAAGCGGCACGCTTTTCCTTCCGTTCGGGCTACCTTCGCGTATGTCGAACGACGGCGTTCCCGAACCGCCCGAAGAATTGGCCGATTACGACCCCGGAACCGCACAAGACGCGTTAGCCGACGACGGCGACACCCGCGTCGTGTGGGTCGCCGACCACGAAACCGAAACCCGGTGGTGGTTCAAGATATCCGAACGGGTGCCGGTGCGTCGAAAGCAAAAGTTCGTCGAACAAAACACGACGGCGACCGACGAAGGCATTAACGTCGATTCGGATTATTACGTCGATATGTTAGAATACCTTATCGACGATTGGTCGGGTGCCGACGACGACGACGCACCGCCGCTTCGGGAATTCCTTACCGGGGCGTACCGTGGGAACGACCCCGAAAATCCCGTCTTCGAAGACCTATGGAATGAAGTGCCGCCGCCGTTCGCTAATATCCCCGACGCCGATTTAAACGTGTAAAGCGGGCCGTACGGGGAAAGCCCGCACGAACCCCCGAAGACGCGGTGCTTCAACGGAAGGTCGGGGAACAATTGTTACACGACGAAGGGCTTTCGCGGGTCGACATACACGGCGTCGACCGCGACACCGTCACGGTTCGCAAGCGGTACGACTTCGCCGCGTCGCTTAGACGGGCGTGTGCGGCGTGTGGTCGGCGTCGGCTTCGGCGTGCCCTATCGGTCGGGGCTATCGTTCAAGGCGTCGTGACGGCGTACACGGCGTCGTACGTCGCGGCTATGGTATTCTTCGCGTTCGTCGTCGCGGTCGGCGTCGTTCACAAAGCTCCCGACGTCGTCTTCGAACCCCCCGACCCGGCGTTCGAACGGGCGAACACGCAAAGCGACGGGATGACAGATAAGGAGGTAATGGAACGGTTAGCGATTATCACCGAACGGGCGGAATACAAGCAAGAAAAAATCGACCAACAACAAAAAGAAGCCGAACGGAAGGCGGGGCACACGAAGCCGTCGGTTCGCGGTATGGGCGGTCGTCGTGGGTGACGGAAGACTAAGGGCACCGACGACGTCGGTTCGGTAACGACGGTGGTTCACTATCGTACAAATCGGAACCATAGAATATGAAGCCCGTGTAACCGGTGCCGGGGAAGCAAGGTCGAAGACCGAAGACCTTCAAGAATCGCAAGAAGACTTAGCCGAAACGACGGAAGAATCGGCGGGGCTAATGAACCGCTTCGCCGGTACCGTCGAAACCACGGGCGATAACGCGGGCGACGCCGCACAAAGCGTCGGGGTAATGGATACCGCGACCCGGTTGTTAGGGTCGACCGCTACTTTCGTCACGGGTTCGTTAGCCGGATTAGCCGGTCGAATCGCCGGGATTACCGGCGTGTCGGCGGCGGCGGCGGGTGCCCTATCGACGCTTACCGGTTGGTTATCCGGGCTTACGCTATCGGGAATCGTCGGGTCGG